ACGCTTGAAAACAAAATCATGCGTGCGCAGGCTGGCGCCGTGGTGGACTATCTCAAGGCTAACTAAGGAGACTTAAATGTGTGAAGAAAACAGGGAATTTAGCCAGTGGCACGCCATAGTTATGGGTGTAGTGCGAGGTGTGACCAAAGCCGACAGCAGACATAAGGGTTCTAAGCCGTTCGATATTGAAGAGTTTGGTAAGGCCCTGGAGTATTTACAAAATGAGGGGTGTAGCGAAAATATTGACACGGCACTGAGGGCTATTGAGTTATCCGACTACATCAGGCATCGTATTAAAGACGAATCATGTTGGCACGAATTCTCTTTGATAGCCGCGCGCGAAGGCATGCGACACGAATGTGAGAGTGTAGTTGCGGATATAAGGGACAACACTATCAGATGCTGTAGGGGTCACTCCGTGGAAGACGTGTTAAACACAGTCCTGAACCGGATATCCAATCTGCCTGACATGCAAGAGATAGAATAAATGGTCACGCTTGTCAAACGCTGTGGTGGAGACGGGGACGCACAACCTCCGCATATCGCCGGTCGCTCGGAATTTGGCGAGGACAAGAAGCGTCCTGACAAGCTGTGCCCGTACTGCCGCAAGTGCAACGCCTCTCGCCAGCGGCGCTGGAAACACCAGCACGCTGATCAGGTAAGGGAAGACAAGCGCAAGTACCGCATGTCGCAGCGGCGCAAATTGGAGAAGGAGCTGAATGATCTCTGATCTCTCAGAACTGGACTTCACCGAGGACGATTATCCGCCGAACTTGCCGGATATCGCATCCAGCCGCGAGCCTGTGCGCGTGATCACCCCGGTCAACCCGACTGACCCTTCGCTGCTGGGCTACCCGCCGACGCTGCTGGTGGAACTGGCACTGCGCTCGAACCCGCTGAACGAAATCCTCGACTCGTACAACATCGGCGAAGCCGAGTGGGAAGTGATCCGCAACGACCCATCATTCATTCAAGACCTGGCGCGCACGGTCGAACAACTCAAAGAGGATGGCGCGGGGTTCAAGACCAAAGCCAAACTGCAGGCTGAAGCGTTGTTACAGACCAGCTGGAAACTCATACATGATGTGCTGACGCCACCATCGGTCAAGGCGGACATGATCAAAAGTACAGTGAAGTGGGCTGGCTACGAGCCTAAGCAGAGTGCAGAGGCGGTGCTGCCGGGAAGTGGGTTCAGCATATCGATCAACTTCAACGGGAACCCGCGAGAACCGCGATTGGTGAAAGATGTCTGATATCACAATGTTCCCAGTGTGGCGCCAAAACTCTACGCCGGCTGAGAAGCTGGCTGAGATGGCGCAGTTTGCGGAATTGCGCCCGACTGCGGTGAACAACCTGATCATTATCTACGAGGATGCAAACGGTATCCGTCAGATGGCGATGGACGGAAAGATAACACTGGAGAAGTCGGTGTATCTGCTCGAAAGAGTCAAACTAGATTTGATGAAGGACACATAATGGCCGGCATCGACTACACACCCGATCCGATCGTCGGGCAGTTCATACAGGATTTCATACCAGGACAGCTTTTCTATTCATTCATCGTGGGACCGTTTGGATCGGCGAAAACAACCGGCAGCATAATGAAGATCGCGTACATGGCGTCACTACAAGCGCCAAGCCCGATAGACGGTGTTCGTCGTTCGAGGTGTGTGGTGGTTCGGAATACAGCCCCGCAGCTTTCTGACACTACACTGAAGTCATGGAACATATGGTTCAAAGATGGTGTGGCAGGTGAGTGGAAGGCTACGCAGAGAACATTTATGTTGCGCTTCGACGATGTTGAGTGTGAAGTGCTGTTCCGCGCGCTGGACACAGCCGAGGATGTAAGTAAGGTGCTCTCGCTCGAAGTGACGTTCGTGATGCTGGATGAATTCGTTCAGATATCGACAGCGATTCGTGAAGGTCTATCGGGGCGCTGCGGACGTTACCCACCAAAGATCGAAGGAGGTGCGACGAACTTTGGGATGTTTGGTGCGAGCAACCCAGGCGAGACCGAGACCGACTGGCATGACTTCCTGATCGAGCACAAGCCTGACAACGTGACGTACTTCCACCAGCCTAGCGGGCTATCACCTGATGCTGAAAACTTGGAGAACTTGCCGCCAGGTTATTATGAGAATCTGGCGCAGGGCAAATCAGAGGCGTGGCGCAAGCAGTTCATCGAGGCGGAGTGGGGTTACTCCATCGCCGGCAAGCCGGTTGTCCCCACGTTCAACCGAGACCTGCACGTATCCAAAACCGCGCTGATACCCAATCCATACACGCCGCTGGTGATCGGCTACGACCCAGGACTTACCGGCACCGCGCTGCTCCTTGGCCAGAGTGATAGCTTCGGCAGGCTGCTGATACTGGATGAGATAATCCTGTCCGGGTATGGCACCGAGCGCATGTGCAACGACAAGCTCATCCCGCTGCTGAACCAGAAATACCGCGGCTACGAGGTTATCATTGCACCGGACCCGGCGTGCCAGAGCCGCGCTCAGACTAATGAAACGTCGGTGCTGGATATCCTGCGCCAGCAGAAGTTCAAGAAATACTGGTCGGTGAAAGTTGGGCCAACGAACTTCATCGCGCCACGGCTGGCCGCGATCGAGCACTTCACCACCCGATTGACAGAGAAGGGTGCGGCGCTGCAGATCGACCCGCGCTGCCGGCATATCATCAAGGCTCTGGCATCGGGATGGCGCTACGAAAAGACGAAGGGCGGCAGCGAGAAAGAGACGCCAGAGAAGAATGAGTCGTCACACCCCGGTGACGCGCTGACGTATATTTCACAGTTTTTTCAGGGCGGGCATGCCAAGGCCTCGCGCCGAGCGCAGTCAAATGTCCTATTGCCGAGTGCGGTCAATACCTATAACATGCGCTGAAATTCAATAGGGACAATGACATGGACCAACTGACGAACGACCTGAGTACTGAAGAAGCACAAGCGGCTATGCGAGGCAAGGCCGCTGTCAACCCAGAAGCGCTCAAAGGCTTGGGCACCCAGCTGCTGTCCAAGTACAGGCGTTATGAGGCAGATCGCAAACTCGCGGAGCTGAAGTGGGCACGCAACGAGCGGCAGTACCTCGGTCAATATGATCAGGAGGTCGAGAAGATTCTCGACCCGAACCGTTCCCGGGCTTACCCCAAGCTCACCCGGGTGAAAGTGGTGTCCATGCTGTCCCGCCTGATGAACCTGCTGTTCCAGGCCGACGACAAGTGCTGGGGAATTGAGCCGACGGCAGTACCTGATCTGAGCCAAGAGGACTTGCAGGCGGTGTTGGACAAATTGCTGGATGCGGCTGAGGGTAAGGACTTACCAGATGAAGCTATCGAACAGGCGGTACGGGACTTCGCCAAGATCCGCGCCGCGCGGCTTGAGCTGGAGGTGGAAGACCAGTTGCAGGAATTGGGCGGTAGTCGATCAGTAAGTTTCACCCAGTTGTGCCGCAAGGTATTGCAGAGTGGTATCAAGTACGGGATGGGCGTGCTCAAGGGGCCGTTCACCGAGAAGCAGACCCAGCGCAAGTGGCAGAAAGACGTAAGTGGTCGCTATATGGCGGTGCCGTTTGAGGCGTACCGGCCACGGTTTGACTTCGTTCCGATATGGGACTATTACCCTGATATGTCCGCGCGCTACCTGCACCAGATGGAAGGACAGTTCGAGCGACATGTGATGTCGAAGCACCACTTTATGATGCTGAAGCAGCGGCCAGAGTACTTTAAAGGTCAGATCGATCAGATCATCCAGACTAGCCCCAACGGCAACTACGTGCGCAAAGCGTTCGAGACAGAGCTGCGCACCATGGGCATACAGGAACAAGTTACAGACATAGAGCGCAACAAGTTCGAGGTGATGTCGTGGGAAGGGTATGTGTCCGGGCGCGACTTATCACTGGCAGGGGTGGATGTGCCGGAAGCCAAGATGGACCAGGACTTGCGCGCGAGCGTGTGGTTCGACCTGAGCGGCATCGTGATCAAGGCTGACTCGGACCCATGGAGTGAGTTGGAGACCGATGGCGAGATGCCTATGTACCACCAGTTCGTGTTCGAGGAGGACGAGTCCACCATCGTCGGCCAGGGTTTGCCCAATATCATGCGTGACAGTCAGATGAACATGTG